CCTGCGGGCCTACCGCTGCCACGATTCAGAGTTCATCCTATCAGGACCGGCAGACACAGGCAAGACGATTACGCTACTCACTAAGTTGCACTGGTTGGCGCACAAGTACGAAAACGCCAGCCTAGTTATTGCACGTAAACAACTCACCGACACATATAGCACGGTCTTGCAGACGTGGCAGAACGAGATAATAGACCCAACCGTCAGCATATACGGCGGCGAAAAAGCGCAGTGGTACGACTATCCAAACAGTTCGCGCGTGTGGGTGGCCGGGATGGACAAATCGACCAAGGTGCTATCTGGACAGTTCGATGCTATCTACGTCAACCAGGCAGAAGAGTTGAGCGTGATGGACTGGCAAATGCTGACGATGCGGGCGACCGGGCGCGCCGGTCACATCCCATATCCGCAGACTTTTGGTGACTGCAATCCTGGCCCACCCTCCCACTGGATCAGGCAACGGGCGCGCGCTGGCCTTCTGACGCTGTTCAACTCAAGCCATCGTGACAACCCCGACCTATACGACCAGAGAACGGGTGAAATCACAGAGGCCGGCAAGCAGCGCATAGGGGCGCTTGACCGTCTCACCGGGGCGCTGAAAAAGCGGTATCGCTACGGCCTATGGGCAGCTCCGGAAGGCAGCGTCTACGGCGAGCACTTCGACGGGCTGCAAGAGAACGGTGAGTACGGGCGCCACCTCGTGGAAGCGTTCGAGATCCCGCGCCAGTGGCCGCGAGTGGTGGGCATCGACCCGGCAGGCGCAAAGCGGGCGGCGCTGTGGCTGGCCTATGACGTAGAAGGGAATAGGCTGCACGTTTACAGAGAGCTGGTGCTGCCGTTCGGTTCGACGGTGCAGCACTTTGCAGAGAAGGTGCTCAAGGCGGCGGAGGGTGAGCCGGTCTTTGCCTGGGTATGCGGGGCGAAGTCAGAGCGCGACTGGCGCACAGAGTTTCAGGCAGCAGGTATCCCGGTCATCGACCCGCCGATAGCCGACTTCTGGGTCGGCGTTGATCGAGTGCTGGACCTGTTGCAGACGGATAGCATCGTCATACACGACACCTGCAAGCAGTTACTGAGTGAGATCGAGGAATATCATCGCAAGATGGACAAGCGCACGGGTGAATTCAGGGACGAGGTAGAGAACAAAGACGCATTTCACTGCGCCGATGCCCTGCGCTATGCCATCGTGTGGCTGACGCACACAGACCAGGAGCAGGGGCGCGTGGTGTATAACCCGGTGAGGATCGGGGGATATTAGGGGGAGGAAATGGTTGACTTTTTTAACCAACCAGCGGGCGGGGGTATTACGAATGGTGGTATTCTATTTTTCATTGTAGTTGTCATACTTCCAATTTTGTTTGATTGGTATGATATGAGACATCCAGAGACTAATAGACGGAGATATGATTTGTGACGCAACCATTCTCACCATACTTACTATTCCAGATCGACGACGGTGAGCCATCGCTGATCGGCCGCGCCCGCTACATCGAGCGCAAGGCCGATAGCGTGTTCCTGTTCGAGATGGAACTATCACGCGAGGCCAACCGTGCGCTATGCACCGCTATTCACACCTGCGGCACGACCGGCACATACTGGCAGATGCAACCGGACAATGACGGCAGCGACGCATACGACGGCGAAATCACGGCGGCTACACTGATTAGTCCACCGTGTTGCACAGATAGCGAGCTGACGGTGCATATTACGTTCAAGCTGTTGAGTGGGGGAGGCGACGATGACGACTGATTCACGCGACGCGACGTGCGGGACGAATGTCAATCTTAGCAGGCGTGGTAGACAGCCATCGCCAGTTCTGTACCTCTCGGCAGACGGACGCTGGTTGCCGCTGCCAGTACCAGAGCGCAGGCGACAGAAGAAACAAGGTTTTATTGATCGGATTAAGCGGGGGTTGAAATGGAAATGAAATTAACACGCAGGGAATTTGTAAAGCGCGCCGGATTACTGGCGTTATTTGCTCCGTTGGTTAATATGCGTGGCAATAATAAAGTAACAAAGGAACGAGTTTTCTTGGCAGATATTGGATGGCTGCGGGGTAGTATGACGAATGGAGTGCGGCTATCTGAAAATGCGAAGCGAGATGTACTAGAAAAGCTAGATGGCGCTATGCTATTTAATCACGCTGCGTGCGTAGAAAAATACAGGACAGCGATTGGCCGCGTTGTGGTCATTAGCAACAATGTTTTTTGTTATTCGGAGTATGATATATCAAATCTAAAGCCGGCACTAGAGATCACTGCTGTTGCTAGAAGATTATTGATAGACGATAGTCTTCTGGTTGAACAAGTTGATGGATGTGGTTTATTTGTTGCTTCTGGCGACTTTGAAGGAAAGTTTACAGAAATCACATCGGCATAAAAGCGGAGTTGAAATGGAAACAGGGCTCATAGCTGATAAACAAGAAGATGTGCTCACAGAAGATCAAAAGATTAAAAAAAGCATCGCTGCATTTGCAGCAAGAATTTTGTATCTCAAACCAGACGACAAAGTGAAATCAGAATGTAAAAGAGTGATTGCAGAATGGAGAGCCATTGCACCAAGAGATGAGAAGATTTTTGCGTGGTTCTATGATTGGCTTAATGGATTTAATTCTTAGCGGGGGTTGAAAGGCAAAAACAATGCCTAACATCATCGACAGAGTACGAGAAAATGGAATAAGGCGCACTGCCGTCGAGGTCATCGGCGGCCAGTGGTATCAAGAGCGAAACGAGCGCATAAGCCACATCATCGACGTGGCATACCAGCGCGGGCCAGCCCTCGTATCAACGCAGGAGATGGCGCGCAGGCTAAACGAGATCGACCCGCACCTGATTGACTTGCTGGTTGGGATGGAGGGTTGGGAGATCCTTGGCGGGGCGTCTTGGAGCGCCAGGCTAAAGTTCTCTGAGCAAGACCGCCTGCGCGTCGTGTGGGAGAGCCGCTACTTCTACAACTTCGATGTACAGATTGGCAACGCCGTGGATATGTGGACCGACTTTGGCTTTGGGCAAAACGTCAAGATACAACCCGTTGACGAAAGCGCACAACCAATCTGGCAGAACTTTTGGAGTAGCCCGCGCAATAAGCCGCTACTCAAGCAACGCAAGATTGCAGCACTAAGCAACCAGCAGGTACAGGACGGCGAGCAGTTCTTTGAGTTCTCAGGCAGTGGCATTGACGGTGATGTGATTATCCGCCGTGTGTTCACAGAGGAAATCACGAACATCCTGTATGAAGATGACGACATTGACATCCCATTGTTCTACGTGCGAAAGACGGACACAGGAAACGTCTATTATCCCGACTGGGAGGCGAAGCGCAGCTATGCCGACCTGCTTGACAGCTACTGGCAGCGCCACATAGATGCCGGCGACATTCCGAATGACGCCAAACGCGCAGACCAGGTGGCCGGTGAGCTGCAAGTACAGGTCGGCAAGAACAAACAAAACCGCAAATCAACCGACGTTGTAATGCAGCACGTTGCGATGAACGAGATGAACGGGCGCGGCTGGCCCCAGTTGCGGCGTGCGGTAGCGTGGTCGAAGGCGCTCAAGCGTTTTCTGGAGGACCGCGCAACGGTGGCGCGCTCCGTTGCCGCCTTTGTTGATGAAGCTATCGTTGATGGCGGCTCGCGTGGCATTGATGCGGTGAAGGGCAAGTTTCAATCGACTATTTCATCTGGCGATGATTGGTGGGAGCGCAACCCACCCGCCGCCGCAGGATCGCAGCTTATCCACAACAAGGCGGTTGAGTACAAGCGGCGCCCATTGACAACCGGGGCAAGCGACGCTGAAGCCGATGCGATGCTGATGGTTGGGCAGGTGAGCGCGGGCACGAAGATCCCGCCGCACTGGATGGGCTTTCCGGGCGCTATGCAGAACAGGGCGACGGCGCGCGAGTCAAGCCGCCCGTGCTTGGAGCAGATGACGCGCTACCAGACATTTTGGGCGGATGTGTTCAAGGAGTGGGTCGAGATCGTGCTGTGGTTCTCTGCCCAGTATGGCGGCGGCAAGTTCAAGACGACCGACGCCGTTGTCACGCTGGACAGCCCGCTTGACCTGGAGATGGAGAACGTCACGGCGCTGATGGACAGCACTACAACGGCGATGATGAATGGCGCGCTTGACTTGCAACTTGGGCAAATCGCGCTGGCAAAGTTGGTCGTCGTCGGGCTTGAGGATTTGGGCATCCGTGACCTTGAGCCGGTGGAAGTGGAGCAGGACAGCGCGGGGCAAGGCGGTGCGCCAGACGGTAAAGCGCCAGAGATGCCCAGCGAGGAAGGGCTTAACTTGAGCGCCGCGCTTGCCAATGTCAACAAGCTGGTGCAGGCGAATCACTTGCGGCAGGCGCTGTGGGCGCTGGAGGCGGCGATTGACGCGGTAGAGATAGAGGGGGAGGAAACGTGAGTAGAAATGCGGTTTGGTATCAGAGGACTTTTCCATCTTCTAGCAATACTGACATATCTAGTTGGCTGACTGATCTTGA